GATATTGCTATCAAAAGAACTTTCACAATATGGACACTCAATATCTTTGATAGGCTCAACACCAGCATCCTTTTCTATCATATCATCCCTTATTGTTGCAGCATCTTCACCAATTAACGAGTCCAGAAATATTTCCCACTTATTCTTTTTGAGTTCTTCACCTTCCGGAGTAATAATTCTATCAGTTAATAGTATCATTCTTCTTGTCGTTGTATCATCAATAGCCAGTGCGCTTACTAGTTGTTTATCTCTCATTTCCCTAAGTTTTTTTTCTACTCGTCCTCGTGATAAGTAATAATACACTGTCGCGCCCGACCTAGGCAATTTAATTGCAATTGGCTCTTCCAGCTCTTCGGTAATCTCCTTAACAGGATGTTTACTAATATCAACTGTCCACTTAAATGATTTATCACACTCGGGACATCTCATTGAGAAAGTATAATTATGACCATATGAGATACCTCTTAACCAGAACATTAAAAATAACCGGTCAGTAGAAAGTAAATCTAATGGATCAATGGCCGATTTAATACAGTTTTTATATACCATATCTAAAGCCTGGCCAGATTTAATCAGACGACTGGTTGTCAGAATTTTCTCTTCAGGAGTCATTGGTCGTACGCTGATTTGACCACTTAGCACATCTTCATCTTTTGTATCGTCTTTATACAAAAGGCCATGAGACGGTAAAGCAACTAATTCTGCTGGGGGCTCAAAGTTTGGTACTGCTGCTGACTTAACTCTTGTCGAACCGGAAGTTTCAACGCCTCTTGGTTTATTTTTGACATTAAGCGTTTTCAAATCTAACGGTTGTCTGGGTGTAGTTTTATTTTGTTCTGCCATTTTTATTCTCCTTTGCTCTCTGATAAAACGCCAAATCTTCCTTCCTTGTATTCATTGATCACATGCTTGGCTCCCATTTCTATAAGTCGTTTGAGAGGAATTCCAGTTTTCTTGGAAATGTCTTGTAATCTTGCTTTTTCCTCTTCGGAAATTCTAATTGTACTCATATTATTTTTCTCCTTTGCTACAATCGTAGCCTATTGTCTCTTATCTTACGAGCTGGAATAAAATCATAGCAATTTCTGGCCATAAAAAAAAGTCCCCCTAGGGGGACTTTTTGTTATCAATGCGCCAAATTCCTTTTTAGTTCTTTGAGGCCCACATGATGTTTCTCTTTGATAATCTTCCGGCAACCCATTTTTTTAAAGATAACAAAAAAAAGCTTTATGTTATTTAAGTGGTAAGCTACAGGCCAACTATAGCCCTTATCTACATAAGGCTTAACGATGTGATTTTCATGTGAAGTTGAATAATTATAAAAGCAGTATTTTACCACTAATTTTAGAAATTTTTTAAATTTCATATCAGGATTCTTTTGCAAAGCATCCCGGAGCTCCTTGGCTGAATTGTGACTACCATAAGCATGTTCGGGACTTGGTTTAGCTTTACTTTTACCGAGGGCCTCGATATCTTCAATAATGGCTTCGGTATATAAACCCGTGCAAAGCTGTTTTGTTTTACATTCATAGATGCATCTACCAATAGGGAGAATCATTCCTTCCCACCATTCCTCCTTGGTTATAACAGTCGGATTGCTTTTTATGCAAGCCCTGGCTGTTTCATAAACTATCATGATTTGAAGCTTTTGCTTCTTTGAAAGCTTTACCCACTTAAAAGTTCTTTTATATTTTTTATACATTGTTTCACTCCTTAAGTCCATATATGTCTCCAGAACATAATTAGTTTTAACAATGCCACAAAAAAAAGCGGACGCTTTGGTCCGCCCAACCAGCATTATTGCCGGGGAGTCGTCATTATTAATTTAACAAGTATATTTATAATTTCAATTTAAGTTCTCTGGCTTTATATAATTTTTTCTCCAGATCCATTCTATCGAGTTTTTCGCTTGGTATTTTAGCTGCCAACAATGCTTTGGTAACAACACGATCGGCTTCCTTTTTAGGAAGGTTTTTATCACCCACTCTCCAAAGATCTCTTACTCCCGGTGGAAGTTTACTTGTCATAGTACTTCTAACTTGCCTTGTTGTTTTACGAAGGTCACCATATTCACGACCAATTAACGTTGCATGCAATTCATTCAGCATATCTGATAGTTTCATAGTTTTATCCTTATTTTATAAAAAAACCCGGTTAACCGGGCTATTTTTATATAGATTATGCTGGAATGTTGCCGCTGTGGGTCACTTCTTGCATGATCGCATAATCGTAGTTTAAGGTCATTGTAACTTGCAGAGCCTCATTTCCACCATATGTAACTTCACCGAATGTAACTGCGTCTGGATAAGCTCCGAAGAGATCCCATGTTTCAGCAATTGATCCATCAGGTGAAAGAATTACTAATGTCGCATTTGTTTTATACTGTGTGGCAAATCCCATGGCACCTGTAACTGGATCATAAACTGATCTTGCCCAATTCCATAATATTTGTGCGGACGAATCTTTGCCCTTATCAAAATCATAAAATACACAAGAAATTTCTGTCCACGTTGGTCTACCAGCAAATTTGAATTCTTCATTCATTCGCTGAATGGTTGTGCTGGTAAAATTAAGTGTAGGTCTACTTGCGGATAATATGTCAAGTGCTAAACTCTCTTCGCCGTTACCAGGAACGGAATCAAATTTCAAAATGAACCGATTCTGGCGCTTGGGTTCACGAATCGACTGTTCTGCAGAACTCAAAACGATAGGCATATTCATACCTCCATTATATTCAATTAATACATTATTATCTTTCAATGAACGATAAAAACATTGCTCTTTTGAAAGATAAAATAAATAAAATGCGGCAGGTTATCTACCGCATTTGTTATAATTATTCAGTTACGAATGTTTCACCAGTTGCTGTAATTGTGAAATAAACTTCGATAAACTCGGCTGTTTTCGTTGGCTGGAGAAAAATGTATCCAACCATTTTATTCTGATCTATTGTCGCGGTGGTGTTCGTTGTAGAATCCATAACCACCTTGTAAGAATATAATCCTCTCCTGATTCTAATTGGTTCAAGAATTGCATTGGCTTTTCGTGTAAAATCAGCCCAAGAAGTTTCATCTGTGGCGTCAAATACGAAAGATTTAGCCATCTTCGCAATCAATCTTTCAGCATATATTAACAACCTTCTCACATTTACTCGGTTTGTAGCTTTTGTATCTCTAAGTAGTGTCTTTTGTCCCCAAATTGTTATACCTTCACCAACAAAGTTTACAATTGGATTAACGGCATTCATTTCGCCATAAAGTAAATCTCTCTGAGTTTGTGAAGCCGACTGCTCAACATCCAATGCTGTGATTTTGCCTCTTGTCATACCGGCTGGTGCTTTCCATGGATCACTTATACTGTCAGTATACACATACTGTCTTGCCACATATCCTGAAGGTGGTAGCCAGATATACTGCTTATTATAAGGATCGTAGTCATGCAACCATGGCCAATATAGTGCAGCATAAGAAGTATTGAAAGCCGCCGCATTGCCACTGCCTGTGCCATTATGCCAATCAGTTACATCTTCGTGATTGAGACCGAATGGTGAGTCTATGATAGCCATACAGTCTCTTCGAGAATTAACAAGACTTAGAAGACCATTAATAACCACCGTCGAAGACTGTCCTGGTGTCAGCGCTACATCAAACTCATAAATTTCTGAGTTATTAAAAGTATTGACACCCCGATCGAGTTCTACAAATACTGAGTTATTTAATGCATTAGCCCACGCCGTAGTCATTGTAACTCCAACTACGGGTATGCCATCTGCGCCTGATGTTAATGCTACAAAACTGGCAGTATCATCAGCAATATCTTCAGGAGCTGTTAAATCGCCGTCCGGATTAGTTGTTGTTCCAAATTCAATTGAAATGTAATCTGATCCTTCGCCGTAGGTTGATAGAAATAAAGTTTCTACATAGTTAGTTGCACTTTCGTCTTCCCAATCGATGTCTGAATACTCCTCCATCAGCTGATCTTTGTAGTAAACACCAGCCTTATAAACCGGCTTGCTGACGAATGTGGCGAGAGTTGTATCGTACGAAGACTGTGCCTCACTGTAAAATCTTACAGAGATATCATTGCCCCATGTGCCATTACTCTTTGCTTTAATTGTAATACCACTGGCGCCAATACCTGCGCCTGCGCCATCACCAACGCCATAAGCGCTTCGGTTACCATCCAGAAATCCCAACTGACTGATTGTAGTTTCTCCACCGGTTCCTGACACGGTCAAAGTCGCTTTGCCGTCTTGAAATTCGTTTTCAGTATCCATTGTAATGACAAGGTAGTTAACATTTGAAGTAAACAAGAAATAGTCTTTGTCCCCTGTGGATAACAAGTTGTTGAGCTCGGTAGCCAGTTGAGCGGCGGTTGTTACACCAATTCCGCCTATTGAGCCACTTATTTCTGCTTCATAGCTTGGGCCCCATGTTCCATCATTCGGATTGTAATATTTTAGCGTAAAGTCAACAGTAGTGCTGTATGTAAGGCCACCTGCAAAAGCCTTTGTGCCCGTAATAACAGGTAATGCGGCATCTTGAGCGTCACGATCAAGCTCATTGTAAGCATATTGCAATCTACCTTCATAAGCATCATCGCCTTCAACCTCATTTACTGCTACTGACCAACCAGTTAATCCTCTAAGGTCTATAATATTGTATCCTACTCGAGTCGCTAATAGAGTATTTCCCTCTTCAAAATATTTAAGAGCTGCTAATCCTGCATATGGATTGTTAGCTGGAGGTAATCCAAATTTATCTATATAGTCCTGTGCACTTATACACAACACTGGAGTATCTACTGGACCCTTGGATGCATAGCCCGTCATAGCCACTTTTGTGGCAGCCGCCGTTACAACATAAGAGCTTTGGTCTTGCTCTGTAACTATAACACCGGGACTCATTAAAAATTTAGCCATATATAATTCCTCCCTATTTTATTATAGAAGCTGTTCTGGTTCTTCTTGAACCTTGATTATTTGTAGAAAGCTTCGTAGTTCAAGATTTTTCATCTGTTTTGTAATTGTTGTCACCCTCATTGTCTTACGAGGTCCAAGAGTTACATGCTGGTCCCCAATAATTAATATCAAAGGTTGATAAGTTTTGTTCTTAATCTTAAAAATCATGTTGTGCTCCTTAAATTACTATATCTCTTAAATAATTTCTAAACCTAATCCATCTATCGTATCTTTGCCATTCTGAAGCAAAAGTGTTCCATCGGTAGTAATCTGATGCACTATTTACATATCGGATATCGCCATCGATATTGCCCGTTAACGGCAAATCATCTAATGTGCTAACTGCCTGTTTATAAAAACTAATATCAGCTATACCATAAATATAGGGTTCGCCTTCTATATCTATATCATCTTCTTCTGTCACACGTCTGATGTCTCCGGTTTGATTGCCGGTTAAGGGCAGATCGTTATAAGTGCTTACTGGAGAGAGCCAGTCGTCGTCATGCGTCATTAAATAATTAAAATCTGCCTCTGTCATGGCATAAATATTAATGCCCTCTTCTGTATACAAATCAGTAACAGTATTAATTTGCAGTTCTTTAATCGATTTATATTCAAATCCTCCGAGCGGTAGATAAGCACGATCACATGTTAAAGTAATATCATATCTAATTAAACGATCGCCCGCCTCTCCAGGCTCCAGATTTGAAGCATCAGTCATCGAATCTATCAATAAAGGGAACCACTGACCTGGTTTTCGCTCATACTTTTCATTTACATTATCCCAAGTCTTACCTTGCTCAGGACCACCTGTCATCGGATAAAATCTGGTTGTATTCTCATAATCTTTATAGTCGATGTTGGATTCAACAGCCAGATATCGATATGGTGTAAACTGAGTTAATAGTTGATAAAGAACAATGTCTAGATCCATCTGCAATTTGGTCCATAAATTTATGACATAAGTGAGACTGTAAGTTTGCAGTGGTTTAAGTCGTTTTACTGTGCTATTATCTGTGTCTTTAAT